TCTAACGTCGTAAGCGATGAGCAGTTATGGAATGCACAACTGAATGTCGTTACAGAAGATACATCCCAGCTCGAGACGTCTAAGGTTGTAAGCGATGAGCAGCCTCGGAACGCATTATAGAATGATGTTACGGAAGATACATCCCAGCTCGAGACGTCTAAGGTCGTAAGCGATGAGCAGTTATTGAATGCAAAATAGAATGTCGTTACAGAAGAGACATCCCAGCTCGAGACGTCTAAGGTCGTAAGCGATGAGCAGTTATTGAATGCATAATAGAACGACGTTACAGAAGATACATCCCAGCTCGAGACGTCTAAGGTTGTAAGCGATGAGCAGTTATAGAACGCATAAAAGAACGACGTTACAGAAGATACATCCCAGCTCGAGACGTCTAAAGTCGTAAGCGATGTACAGCTAAAGAATGCAGCAGAGAATGACGTTACAGATGAGACATCCCATCTCGAGACGTCTAAGGTTGTAAGCGATGAGCAGCTCCGGAACGCATTAGAGAATGTCGTTACAGATGAGACATCCCAGCCAGAAACGTCTAACGTCGTAAGCGATGGGCAGCCAAAGAATGCAGAAGAGAATGTTGTTACAGATGAGACATCAAGCACGTCGGTAGCTGTAATATTGAGATTGTCGCAACCATAAAAGTAATAACCACTATTGCCAAGCAGCAAATCTCCCCACTGAGAGATGTCAGTAATCTTCGATTTATCACCAGTATTATTGAATCGCCAGCCGTTAATTTCGCCGATAATTCGCACGGTATACGTACCAGCAGTAGGATAAGTATGCTTTACCGCTGCATCATTATAAGCCGTAATCTCGTCAAATGTGCCATCGCCCCAATAAGCGACAAAATCGTAAGTACCTGTCGATTCCAGCGGCAAAGTAATCTGATTATCTTCAGACGTGCCGGGGTTGTCAGTTTTCCACGTTGAGACAAAATCGCCAGTCGATGCCCGTGCAATGATTTTGCCAAACGCATCATCGGCAAAGCCAGCCGCAAGCAGCACCAGCAATGCTAAAAGTATCGTAAGTCTTTTCATATCAACTCCTTTATGTTGTGAATACCAGATTGAAGTCTGATATTGTTAAAATTGTCGATGCCAATGAATAGGATTAGCCGTTTCATTTTATGTGAACGTTTGAGCCGTCCGTTTTGAATGTGACCGAATCACCGGCTCCAGATATTACATAGTCACTTGCGCTGTTATGAATCTTTTCAGTGCCCTCAGTTTGAACAGTTATGTTGTTCGTGTTAGCACTGTAGCCCACATCCATGACGGTAAACTCAATGCCATCTAACGCTATAATGTCAGAAGGGATAATGATTGTGATTGCTCCGCCTGAGCTGTCCACGTAGAGTGTGTTGTCTGTCAGCTTCATGGTGTATGGTGTAGCACTGATATCAACCCGTGTTGGCGTTGTGCCGTAGCCACCCGGTATATTCGCCCACACATAATCTGCAAAAACTGTTCCATTTCCTGATGCAATCGCCCTACCCTGTAGTACACCATTATTGCCAGCGGCAGCTACATTGAAGTAGACAATATCGCCAGCCGTGGCGGTAGAATCTACGAAGTTGAAGCCGATGCCGTCATTGTAGTAAAATTCAATCGGGAATATGAAATTGTGGTCAGCCTGTGCAAAGTATTCTTCGTTGTATGATGCAATCGAGTTCCCGGCTGTATCGGCGATAACAGAAACATATAGCGTATCAGCTGTGATGCTTATTCCTGCCGTTGAGTCAGCCCAGGTAAGGAAGTCGATAAACAAGTTTTGGTATTTAACCTGCCCGTCAACTCTACCATATGCGTCTGTTACAAGATTTGTTTCGTTCATAAAGGCGATAAAGTAGTTGTACAGGACCTTCTCACCTTCAGATCGGCTGTAATCTGCCGCCGTAAGCACAAACACCGTTGATATAATCAACAGTAACGTGATTAGTTTTTTCATATTTACTCCTTTTATGATATAGTCACGCCGTAACCGCCAAGGATAATAAGATATTTTTGGCTGTCACATGGTATAAAGTAAACACATGAACTTTGTGCTGAAAGTGTTAATGTGGTGCCTGTTGTTTGTGTTCCGCTTCCAGTCATCAATGTAAACTCATCAAGTGCATTACATGAAATTATTAGATTGTTTGTTCCAGCTGTGTTTATAAACAGCATTGGTGCACCAGAATTAAGCTGGGTTGTGATCGGGATTGTTACGTTTATGGCGTTACTTGCCGTATTGCAGTAATAAACACCCGCCTCTCTTGCATCATAACTTTTTGCCGTTATGGTAACCTCGTTTGCTTCAAGTGCTTGATTTAGCCCAGAAAGCGGTGTTGTAACACCATCGAGTTTACCATACTCTGTGCTTGTTACTCCGGTGTCTTTTAATTCTTTAGCATAATTTAAGTCCTCATAGTCACCGGTAAACCCATCGAGAGAATTTAACTCAGACGTTGTTGCCGTTACTCCATCCATTATGTTTAGCTCTGCTGTTGTAGCAGTAACACCATCGAGGATGTTAATTTCTTCTGTTGTTGCCGTTACCCCATCAATGATGTTTAGCTCTTCTGCTGTTGCTGTTACACCGTCGAGAATGTTTAACTCTGCTGTTGTTGCAGTAACACCATCAAGAATGTTCAACTCTGCGGTCGTTACCGTAGCACCGTCAAGGATTGACATTTCAGTGTCGGTTAAATTATTTCGCATTTGCGCCTGAAAGTTTAGTACGCTAATCTTTTTACTCGCATCAGTGCCTCCGGTGCCATCAACTGGGATATAGTCAGCATCATTGGCAATTGTCACCTCTGTGTCTAAATCTTTTATTCTTTTATCTGCCATTTGGCCCCCTACTCTTTAAAGTATATTTTGTTACCGCTTTCATCAACGATATTGCTTGAGTTTTCTTCAACCCAATATGGAACAGAATTTGCGTCTGTATTTTGTGGTAAAACTTCAACAATATCAACCCCAGTAAATTCAAGACTAAGCGTCTGTGGACACTTTGACTTACTAACAATCTCTCGAATTGCAATTGCTGAATCGGGAGATAGTAAACAATCAATTTCGATATTATCAGAAACGCTTTCGTCGTACCGCGGATAAACGGTAAATGATTCCTGATCAAATGAGTTTACACAGTTTGACAGGATGTTCAACAGATATTTGAATTGTAAATAATCAGAATCCTGAACGTTAACGAAAGAACAGGTTACAACAGGCCTGAATCCAATTAGCTTGCTAACTATTGAGCGGTCAATGTTCTCAATGAAGCCATCCTGCTGATAAACAGGTGAATAGCTAACATTGCCAATCGCATAGTCAAACTCGGCAGTAATGCTATCTTTAACAATCTTAACACCGCCAAACCCCCAAAGTGAAGTTATGCTCATTCCAGCCATCCTTCTACGCTGTATAACTTGCTGTTATAATCAAAATTCACATCAACAAGCTTATAGTTGTTTGATTCAAATTGTATGTCCTGCCCGATCCTCTTACTTAATGAGGTTAGCACCATCTCGATAGCTTTACCGTTCAAGAAGTATTTGTTGTTTTTTAAAACAGATTCGAGAACAGACGTATCCCCAGATAATGCGCTCAACTCACTACGCCATTCGTTTTTCGTGTACGTTTCATAAAGCTCAACGATGTCATCTCGATCAATTGTCTCTATCCCGCCAGAAACGCTCACGTCACGCCTTATAATTGACACATTGCCGTCATATACTATCATGTCTTTATTGTGCAGTGAAAGTATTGATTTAAGCGCAGAAAGAAGGTTTATGTTGTCATCAGTCCAGATGGCACGGTATGCGTCTTCATTCAGTGTCCCGAAATACACATTTACCGGAATTGCATTGCCATAAAAATAAGCACGGACGCTGTCACTGCCACTGTAATCATAATGTGTGTTTATCTCATCAGGTAAGCTGAATTCATCAAGCAAATCATCTACGTCAAGCCCAATGGCACCAGACAACCCACCATTAGCCTGAAGGATAAGCCGCTTAGATGCGTCCTTTGCATCTTCATCGAGATCAATGTCTTCTGTTGGGTCGTATGTCCAGTTTGCTGTTTTTTCAATGATCTTCTCAAACTGGATGTTGTTGTATATGCGGTAAACTGTTCCAAACCAGTAAACCTGATCCTCGTAAAGGTCACTGTCATTAGATTCACAAATCTTGTATCCTGTGTGGATAAATGAATTGTAATCACCATAGTTGAGAAATCCTGTATTTATGACCGTTGTGACATCGTAATTTGGAGCTGCAAGTTCAGCACCAGATCCGAAATCAGCATCAACATCAAAAAGTGTTATTTTATCTTCTTCTGATATTATCAATTCAGGGATGGTTGTGTCAACGTCAATCGGATCAATCACCTGTTCCGCTGAATAAAGCCCGGTGTAATACACAACCATGTTCGCAATGTTCTGGATGTTTGATTTATTTAGCGTGTATGGATAAGGTTCTGGTTGAGCACTTACCGTCCTGTCACAAACCCGGTTTATAAGTTCAACAGCGTCATAAGCGGTTAGCGTTACCATCTCTGTTTTGCGGTCATATCTGATTGACGAAATGTCTATAAACCCGGTAAAATCATAGCCAGAATTTTCTATTATAAGCGACCACTGAGACACAAAGTCTGCATAATATCCAGATAAAATAGAATCCCAAACAACCGACTGGTCGCGCACAAAGGAAACAGTAACCGTCTGCGCCTGACCAAGACCGGCAGAGCTAACACTTAATGAGGTGCGGTCATAATCTGGGGCAAAGCTAACCCCGGTTGATATTTTCTTGAGCTTCAGTTCCACAATGACCCACTTCTTTTCTGTCCATTTTTTACGGTACGATAAAGTGATGCGTCACCGATAACCTGTGTGTTTGCAACAGGCTTCCGTGCGGTTATTCTTTTCAAGTCGTTTATCGCCGTAATCACCCCGTCAAATCCGTTGCGTGTATTCCCAGAACTTGTCACGTTAACGTGTTCACCGCTTTGCACCATAATAGGGAAGCTGTCATTTGGGAAGCCGGGTGGGACTATACCGCTGTATCCAGACTGTGCCTTTATCGGTCGGCCACCACGATTTGTCACATTCCCGCCGTTTTTAAATCCCAAGAAACCAAACAAACCTTGCGCCCCGAACATACCAACACCACCAGCTGCTGGATTAAGCAGGTTTGTCAATGCCGATGCTGCAAGGTCAGCGGCCATGCGTTTAAGCATATTGTTAAAATAATCTTCTATGCTATCAAAAGAGCCACCAAATGCTTCATAAAATACATCAGAGAACATCCCAGCCCATGCGTTCCAGCGCGCTTGAATTTGTTGTTGCTTTTTCTCAAATTCTCCAAGAATTTTATCAATGTCATCTTGTATGTTGAGCCAAGTTAGTTTTGTTGATTTTTCTATCTCATCGTTTGTTTCCTCAACACTTTCCGCAAAAAGATCAAAAGACGTTTTGTCTTCTGTTAATATTGGCTCTTTAAATGTTTCTCTTGTATCGTGGATCAAATCATAAATAGCCTCTGTTGCCCTTTTTGCTGAAGCTGCAATTTCTTCGTCAACATCTGGTATATTTAAGGCAAGCGCAACATCGTCTCCAAGGATGTTAATTTGCAATAAGCTGTTAAAAAGTTTATCTATTTCATTATTAACTGCTGTTAGCTCCTTGGTGTTAACATATTGTGGTGAGAATAACTTTTTGAAAAAGTCTACAGGTATCATACCGGTGCTTTCAACGGTATCTTCCATAAATCCAGTAACTTGATGAAGAGGAGAAAGTATTGTGTCAAGACCAGTAGTTAAAGCATTGAAAAAATTGTTTATTGCATTTCCCCAATAAACAAAAGATTGTGCAAAATCTCTCAAAATTGTCTTATGCTCAATTGTTTGCTTTTTGTTTTCTAACTCTTCAATCCTTAGCTCAATAAGACTTGCCTTTGCTACGTTGCTTAGGTTTTCATAAGCCTTAGACGTTAACTCAACTTCTGTTTTATGCAGATTAAGCGTTTCAGTCCATTGAATTATTGCGTTCGTTATTGATTCAGTGGCGTTACCAACAGAATCAACGAGCCTATCACCGATAGCAGCGGTTAAATCAGATATTGCCGCCTTGAATCGCTGGGTCTTGTCTGCGTTTGATAGTAGCATTTCACCGGAACTTGATAATGCTAAGTCTGCCTGAGACAAAACCTTATTCAAAATGAATTGTGCATTATACGATTCACCAACGGCTTTTGCCTCTTCGGCCCATCCTTTTGTTATGATACCGAGATTATCGAGGATTAGTGGTGATGCACGGCCAATACCAGTTGCAATGTCATTAAATGCCTGCGTTGTTGTTATTCCCATTGCACGCGCACGAAGCCGCGCAAATTGTAACAACTTTGATATTTTATCTAAATCCGTGGTAACATTAAGCGCCATTGCTCTATTTGATGCCATAATTAAATCATAGCTTGACACTGTCCCATCTGACATTTCCTTTAATCTTGCATTAAAAACAATTGCACTTTGATTAAATTGATTAGACATTGCATTAGATGCTACAGATAATTTTTCTGATTCATTTTTCAATTTAGAGATTGCAGCAGCAAAACCAGCAGTAGCAAAAGTTACTAAAAGCAGTTCATTACGGAAAGCACCAATAGACCTCCTGAGTCCGGCAGTCTGTATACGCATTGCACCAATAGATTTATTCATTTTCTGTGTACTATCTTCAGCTCTGTCCATTGAAGACTTTAATGAGAAAAAGTCTTTTTTTACTTTATCAACACCCTTCTGCGTTACCCGGATTTCCATTTTCTCAGCCATTACTTCTTATCCTTGCTTATCTCTTGCATTACTTCGCCAACTTTGAGTGATAGCTCGTGCAGCCAAACTGGTTGATCCATGTATCCACCGGGCCACGGGTAGTCTCGTGCAAACTTGTTGCGGTGGTAGTACTCAATCGCTTGAGATACACACCACGGGATGCGCTGTTTGCTGTGATCACATGTGTCATACTGCTCACACTCCATGCAGAATTTCTGCTTTCCGATTACGCCGCCAATGAGGAGCCCGACCGTGTTGGCTGGGTTGGACTCCATAATCATCACGGCGTTCCTCAGTTTTTTTCAAGTGCCTCACGTTGATCTTCCCAGTTGTTGTCCAGATCATTAACGGCCTTGCTTATTGCGTTAAACACGTCGTTGCTGAGGTCGTTTATAAGCTCTTCATCAACTTTATCGTCGGTGAATTTCAATCCAACCTTGTCGTTGCCGGTAAGGGCTTGGCGCAGGCGGATAAGCGAATAAAGCACCATGTCCGGCGTTTCCTTCTCGAACACCCTGCGCTGTAGCTCACTAAGGTCAAAGCGGGTCATTGCCTTTACGGTTGCGATAACCTCACCGTCAAGTTCAACATCAGCATAATAGCCCGGCTGCTGTGACCGTCTGTAACACGATTTTAACTTACTCATATCAACCCTCCTTAATTGTTTATGATATTGCTACCGAAATAGCTTCAGTTGTGCTATCACCAAGCATGGTGACTATGTGGTCGGTTACGTAGATACACTTGGCGTCGTCTGGACGTGCCGGGTTTGCTTCTCGGCCGTTGATTGTGAACGTCCATGTCGCATCATCGCTTACAAAAGAAATGGTACTTTCAAATATCTCAGCCGGATCTACGCTTTCTATTAACGCGGCGATTGCCGGGTCTTTTACTGTGTCATAAATTGCCTGATAGGTTAATTCACCGGTGGTTGAACAGATAACGTCCTGCACCTTTGATTCTGAATTTTGATAAAGTACGTCATCATCGGCAAAGGTGTTTGTGATTGTGATGCTTAAATCATTGGCATTTGAATATGAAGCATTTGCAAGGCTAACAACAACATCCTGCCACAGAAACGGTGTATTTTCTGGTGTAGTGGTATCAGTAACGGATGTTAAAGTCAACCCGTCAAGTGAAGCCCAATCAACGATTGCCTTAGCCCTGAATGATGCTTCAAAGTTGATAAAGTCACCGTTGCGGCTTAGTGTCAGGCTTTCGCAGCGTGCGCCAGTTACCTTTACACCATCTCCAGCATCAGCACTTGATGCGGGGACAGCACAGTAGATGGTGTAGCTGTAGCCGCTATCTGTAGCAGGGATTGTAAGTGGGGTTGCATTATCGCCAATTGCCGCCTCTAAAATCCACTGGTGAGCATCGGTCAGGATTCCAGACAGTGTGCATGTTGGCATCTTGCGGCCTTTGCCACGCTCTATCGTCATCGGTGCAAGAGTCTGCGTTTTTATTGCAACGTCAAAAGATTGAACGCCGTAATCCCACTCAAACATTGATGCGATCTTGTCTGTCGGCGTAGTCTGTTCGGTTCCATAGCCGGCTTCTTTACCAGCCAAAATCACCGTTTGGTGTCTGTTTAATTGTGCCATGCGGCCTCCTATCTAACTGTACTTAGTTTTATTCGCAGCGTAATAACGCGCATGTTTGCTTCTGGCCCGATAAACGCAGAAGTGTTTGTTTCTTCGGTGTTATAATCGCCCTTATCAACGCTTAAAATCTCAGTGCATAGTGCAGCACCACCAAGAGTCGGATCGTTGATAATAGCGTCACAAATGGAAGCCTGAACGGTAAGATTATCAAACCGCAGCTTGTCGTTTAACTGGTAAAGGTGGATTTCCGGGAAGTAGTCATAATCATACAAACCGTTACGCTCAAAATCTTCGTCAACCTCCTCATTACCGTCCCGGATAAGTACGGCTGGCATGTTGTCGTGTGTTACCTCATTCCAATTTGGGTAAATCCCTACGTACTTGACAACGCTCAGGTCTTTTATCACCTTGCGGATGTATGATAGCACGTCAGATTGTTTATTGATCATGCACGAACCGCCTTTTTCAGTTTTTCTTTAAGCCGTTTAGAAATGTAACCCATGTTTTGCTTAGACAGTTCAAAAAATGGTCTTTCAGGATTGTGTCCCTCACCATTATGGTGCCACCCTGCTTTTTTGCGCTGCTTTCCATCTGGGAAGTATATGCGGCCTCCACCAGCAACACGACCAACTGTCATCCCGTTAAGCATGTGTGATCTGAATGTAAGGTTCACCGGGCTGTCTGGGCGGCCACTGCGTTTTTTAAACTTCTTATATTGCTCGTTATATGGATGAAACGCAGTCCCCTTGTAATCCTTGCCTGATTGTGTGCGCTTCTGGATGTCATTACGCACATCAGACAGCACCAAGACTATCTGTTTATCAACATTGGCAAGCTCTGTTTGTATCTTTTTGATACGCCCAGAAACGGTTTCAACCAGTACAACGCTCATCGTGTAAAACTCCGCGTGTTTTCAGTTTTATCACGGTAGTTGTCGGTATCTCCGTCAAGATCAACGTCAATGTTCTTCAGTTCCCATGCCTTATCAAGATGCAGTTTGTACATTTCACGATAGTACACCATCTTGTGCCAGAAAATCGAATCTTCGTCACCACGGGCCAAGTCAAAGAATATAAGCTCAAGTGTTTTCATGTGAGATGCCATATCAAAGATTGACAGGTTGGTGATAAGGTCTTTTGGCTCATCCCCGGCGCTGTAGTCTACGTAGTCACGGAATCCGTTATTGATCAGCATGAGTTCAATGTCAACTGCCATGTAGTCTTTTGCAACTGAGATTTTGTCAGCCCACTTGCTTGTACTGTAAATTGAGATTGTCCCAGAGTTAACGGCTGCACTCGTAGCAACTGCCTTCAGATAATCTTCTGTGTCCGACGTTACGATCCAGCGGAAAAGCTCAGTATCAGCGGTTACAGTCAAATCGCCACCAGAAGGCGTAACACTGTAGTTCACATTGCCGGTTGCAATGTTGGCAAATGTGGTGTCATCGTCGCTGTCAACCAGATATATCGTCAGCTCTTCACCGTCTTTAACCGTCAGCTGTGTGGCTGCAATGGCAACAACTTCGTCACCACGTGAGACGGTAATTGAGTCAAACTCTGGCGCTGCTGCTGCAATGCTTACACCTTCGCCAATGTACGATGCAGTCCCGGTTGACGTAAGACGTGTTATCTCACTTTCCAGCTTCAGTAAATCGTCAATTGTGGTAAAAGTTTGTGTCGCCCAGCTCATTATTCCCTACTGCTTTGAAAGGCTTACGCTTCCACGGTATCCGTTGGTGTAAACGTAAAGTGTTGAATCTACAACATTAATTGAGTCAACGTATGTAACCCAATTGCCAAGAACACCAGTCAACCCGGTGAACGCACCGCCTGTAAGTGTTGCCGTGCCATCTGTTATGTTCGGTGATACCGTTTTTGTGGCATACAGCGAATCAACAACTGCGTTTGCAGCATACAGTGAGTCTGACACACTCAGGTCTGTTGCAGCTGGTGACGTCAATGTGGTTGTTCCGGTAAGTACGTTTGACAAGCTTGTGCTATTGCCAATGAACGTGTCAACGTCGCTCCATCGCATCTTGTGATAGTTGCCATACTGGTCAACTACATGTATCACGTCAGTTGCAATAACTATTTTTCTCATTATTTCTCCATAATTGGGGAGAGCCGAAGCCCTCCCCGGTTATTGTCACACAAGCGGAGACACAAAAGCATCTACCTTGTCGGCTGATTCGTCTGCGTCAGTGGTGTATTTCAACTGTACGTAATCATAGTTCATCAGAGCAATAAGCTCTTCGGGAATTACGCACATGGTGATAAGCTCACCGGCAGCCCATGCAGCGGCATCATCATCTGATGTCTTGTGGTAGATGTAGTAGTGACCCGGTACTGCTGTTTGAGTTCCGCTGTTGTCATAAGAGAATGGAGCAACGGCAGAAGCAGCAGTGTCGGAAGTGAAAAACTCAAGCTCGATATTGAACGCCTGACCGGTTTCGATCTCAACCGCATTGTTGGCGTAAACATAAATTGCAACTCCGCCGTTAGTAGGACCACCGATGTAGACCATGTTGGTAGAGTCAGCAGATGTAGCGTTGGGGAGCGTTTGAGCATCGCTCAATTCGCCAAGGATTCGTTTTCCGTAATATGCATTACTCATGTTGCCCCCTACTTGTAAACATCTTGCTCAGTGTCGAGGATGTTATCTTCAATCATGAAGGGGATCCCGTTCCACGAGTCAATACGGTTGTCATAGCCAAAGTCATTTGGCATCATGTCCATTTTGCTGTTTTTCAATTTATACAGCAACCGACGGGCAGTTGTGTTACCATACAGCACGGTATAACCTGCACCACGTCCGGCCTTAACCTTGTCAAGCAGCATGTCCATGTTGTCTGATGTCGGGCGGTCATCATCGTCATCCTGCAACAGCTTGTACACTGCAATGTCATACTTTGTGGTGTTCAACCATGCCATCGAGGTCTCATAAAGAACCTGATAAACCGGCTGGTACAATCCAGTGGTTGAGTTATACTGCAACACACTTTGGCCGTTATTCATTACCTTTTGGCGGAACAGGCCGTCTGCGGCAAGTTTGGAATTGAATACAATCCCATTACGACCAGGGCGATAATGAACAGCAAAGATCGAAGTTGTAGAGCCTGAGGTTCCAGAATCTTCAATCACATTGCCATACTCTTCAGCATATTCATGCCAGCCCTTGAATCCAGAAACATCACCATGGGTTGAGTTAACACCATAGATGATACGCTGCATCTGACCCTGACTAAGGCCTTCAAGGAATGCTGGACGCTGCTGCATGAAGTAATTGGCAACACCAATCTCTTCACATAGTGATGCATCTTCAGACTGAACAGCACCGAACAACTTGAGGTCAAGCTGGTAGATGTTGTTGTCAACGGTCTGTGCAGAATAGCCGCCGTTGATTTCACGGTGCGCACCTGTCGGTAGTGCCGAGGTCTTTTTGTACTTATGGAATGAACCATGAGTACTTGGAATAGCTTGTGCGGACATCAAGACGCCAGAATCTTTAACGAGATCGTCAATGATTGCGGCCTGATCAGCCCCAGAGTATTCCTCAATTAATCTACGAATTGTGGCTTGTGCCATTTCTTCTCCTATTTACCACCAAAGCCCTTTACTAGTGGGTCATTGGATGATTGTATCCGTTTTCCTTTTGGCGGATTGTCATCACCGGGAGGTGTTTCATGTGAGCCGAAAAACCCGGCCTTCTGGTAAATCTCATAGGTCTTGAGATTCTGCTTTGCCTGCTCTGGTGTGATGTCATCCGTTAAGACAAAATCGGATTTTACGCGGTTATACTTTTCGAAGTTCGGGTCAGTCTCCTTCACATCAAACACAGATGAAACGTCCTTCCATTTACCAATAACCTGCGCATTCTGCGTCTCAACAACCTCATCATACTTTTTCTTGAATCCCTCAAGCTCTGTAATCTGAGATTTCAAGCCATCCAGCTCGGCGATTTGGTCATTCAATCGCTGAATTTCCTTGTCTTTATCCTTCAGGGCAATTCTTCGCTCTGCATCCGAACCGTTGGCGTCCTTCAATGCCGACTCCATAGTCACAGCTTCACGATCCATCGCGGCTAACGTGTCTGCAACCAACTCAAGCGCATCCGCCGGTAATGCGGTGCGAACCTTCTTAATCAGATCTCTTACTGCCATCTCGGCCTCCTTGTGCATCTCGCACTTCTTTATCGTCTTTCTTTTTACCGAATATCTTGTCCCAGCGTTCCTGAGACATTGAAATGAACACACTGTTTCGATCTTTATGCAAGACCTGCCTCCTTTAGCGTTAACGACGTCATGAAGAAATTGTGCTGGCAGTTCCAGCGCGGCTCTCCATGGACAATCGTGAGCGGGCCACCACCGCGCTCAAACTCTTCCTTTTCTTCATTGGTGAAATAGGGGGCCGCTGCCTTCTGCGTGAGTGCCCAAATACACTCTTTGTGGCTGTTGGCCTGAAGGGGGGCCCCCATATATATCCAAACATTAGTATTGTCAAAGCCGATCTCCTCGGCCAGTTTATCTTCTAAGTTTTGGCGGAACACATTTTGCATTGTGTTAATCTGTGTGAGTGCCTCGTTTTTGAAGCGCTCCGCCTGTTTGACAGTCTCATCCAGCAATGTACTGAACTGCTGCCCGGTTGCTACGCTGTTTACAAATTTATCACCTACACCAGCAATGAACTTCTCGGCAACGCCCTGTAACTTTCCGTAATCCATTGCCTGAATTGACCGGATCGTTTGCGTGTCAAATCCCGATAGATCGGTAATGCTGAACATCCTCTTTACTTCGCCGATGCGCGATGTTGAAACCTTAACGTAATCGTCTATTGCCGACTGCACAGCAACATAGAAACCAGAATTTGATATGATAGACTCAACATTGCCTTTCAGCAAAATGGCCTTATTGATGTTGCCGTCAGTAAACGCTATAACACCGTCCTGAATCTCAAAGTCAAACTCGGCGGTGATGTCGGCGATTATCTGCTCAACTATCGAATCAATCTCGGTTTCAAAGCTGTACATTATTTATGGCCCTTCAAGGCTTTCTCGAACTCTTCCATCATTCTAAACTTGTTTAAAATAGGGGAGTTCAATCTGATAATTTCATCATCATTTAAATCGATGTGTCTTTTATCGATACCCAAAAGACCATCCATCAACTTTAGGCTGTTTCGATATAACGCCATAGCCCTATGTTTCTGGATTTTATCGTCATTTGATGTGCTTATGCCATTTTCTTCAACAAACTTACAAAGTATGCTGTAGTTAAGCTCTGAAATCTCTAAAGATTCATTGTCAAGTATGCCAAGATTAGCCCTATATTCAAGATAATCAATTAAGGCTTTCTTGATCTTTTCTAACTCTAACGCCACATCTTTTTTACTCATCTTCACCCTCCTGATTTTGAGTATTCTCTAAATATGGATTTCGTATGTTTGCGATTTCAGCAGCTTCCTTTGCTCGCGCTAAAACGATTGCCAAAGCTTCTTCCCGTGTTGTGATCTCTGGGTTGTGCTGCATTTCATAATCGATAAGGTTGGCCGTACCGTTGGCGAACTTCAAGGCCCAGCCCTGCTCCCGCTCTACAGTAGATTCTAACATCACCGGCTCATGATACTTTAAATTGACAACAAGGTTTTCTGTATTGTCAGATATGCGAACAATTGGCGCTAAGGCTTCTATGATTCGGGCACAAAGGTCTGTTATTGGTTTCTTGTAGTATTTGCGGCGGCGTTTGGTCAGGTCACGGACGTCCTGCTTGGACAGTGCAAGGTGATAGCCGCTTGTTGCGGTCTCACCAATGATCTGTGATTTGCTTAAATTGCATTGCAGCCCAAGACGTTCATAGCGGCTCTGTATTAGCGCGTCAAGCTGCTCAAGCGCCTCGTTGGGGGAGATGTACTGTGCGCTGTTGTTATCGCCACCGAGCGCATTAGCGGGCACGTTTAGATGATAGCTCCTTCCCTTCTTCCAGTTAGAAATACTCTCTTCATCCATCCCGATGGTAAGCAGCTGCGGGATGTTGTATGCTTCTGCCATGGCAAGGTCTGTGCGCTTTTTATCGATCGCAATCGATTTCTGCACCATATATGACCCGCCGCGGTACCATACAGAATCATCAGGCAGGTAGTCGCGACAAATTACAACCGGGATGTCGCGATAAGCTGGGATGTTGTCATAATACTCTATTGTCTCGGCTATCGGCTTGCCCTGCGTGTTAACTCTACAGTTAAACTTGCGCACAACACCATCGATTTTTTCCCAGCAATCGTAAACGTCAACCGCGCTTTTTGTAGCAGTGTTTTCCATCACCCCGACCTGATAGTAAAATCTGATAAACCGTGTCGGATTGTCTGGGTCTTGCTCGGCAAAGCACTTCTCTGGTGTAATTGGCCTGATGACAGGCTTGCCATCTTCGATAAACACGCCAACCGGGCAGTCGCGTAACAGGCGCACATACTTGTCTACGTTGTCCATCACGATGTTGAATTGCATCCGACTTAATTGCTGTTGGAACTTCTCGTTCTGCTCATCGCTTACATCTTGTAGTTCTACGTCAACGCCTTCATCGAACACCAGCGCCGTTTTCTCGATCATTTCCTCAACAGCGTTTTCTGACTCGATGAATTTGCATAGCTCTTCTGCGTCCTTCGAGTCCTCGAACATATCAGCAATGAGGTCTTTAAGCACTTCTCTGTATGCCCCGCGGTAATAGTCTATGTATGTGTCTGCTATGAGGCGCCGCTGGATGTCGTCTTGCCATTTTGCAATGATCTGACCCTGCTCTATGATTCTGTTGTTAGTGATGAGCATTAAATATTACTCCATTTTTGTAAATAAATAGGGGGGAATTCGTAGAACAGGAGATAACCGAGTGCGTCTGTGAGATGCACAAGTGATTTTCCTTCCTGCTCTTGCTTTTTGTTTAGTCTACCATCTGCCATGCGCTCAACATGCGAAAAGTTGTAAAGTGTTTCGGGGCATGTCTTTGGATTAACATAATACCTTATAGGCCCGTCTATTGGTTTGCAGCAGCTGTTCACACAATTGATCCTGTCCACCTGCGAAGGATTAGCCCTGCGAGCCTTGATCTTGAACCCCAGCTTTTGCAGGATGCCGATGTCTGAGATGCTTGCGTTAGTGCTCCCGTGCTGGCCCGTTGCATCTGGATAGATTGTTGCCGGTAGATATCCGCTTGCGTTTCTTCTTAAATTGTACTTTCTAATGATATGTTCACCCATCTGCTGGGTGTTGCTGTTGCGAAGCACAGACTCACCGTGCTGGTGGAATGCGCCGCCGTAGATGTGCCCCTCTGCTGCGGTCATCGGGTCGATATTGAAGTCCATCCCGATGTCAAGGCTCATGCCTTTCTGGTATCGGCAGTCATCGTAGTTTTTTTCTGAAAATGCGTAGTAGGCAAGGCCTTGGAATCCCTCGAAGCTGGCCTCATATTCCTGCCGGAACGTGTGCTCATCCAGCGACCGGCGGGCTTCTTCGATCTCGGCGGCTGGCAGTACGTCTGCACTATGCCACGCGTGAAAGCTCCACTCTCCATTCTCTGCATACGCACCGACTCCAGGGGTGATCTTAGGTATCACACCACCAGCAGCATAGGCGCACATGTCACCCCAGTGGTTCATGCCTTCCGGCACACCGTTCAGAATCGCAAAGCCCTCATTGTCCGACAGCACCGGACGGATGTGTTCACCCCACATGTCCGGCTTCTGGTTCCCCATCTCGGTAATGAGAATGCCTTTCACTGGCGGGTAAGTCTGACCCTCTGCTCGTTCTGGCCTGTCAAGCCCGATCACCTGCAACTGGCTACCGTTAAGCAATGTGATTTTCCTTTCTGTCTCAGACGGCTTTTTTCTCCAGAACCGCTTCGTATCACGTTTCAGCGTTTCCCAAAAAATAGATTTTGCTTGGTCATGTGTCGGCGCACAAAATAGGTACTTGTGATCCGGCAATACAAAAGCACCACGGCCGGGGTCTACCAGCATCTTGCGCACACCGATTAGGTCTTTTCTGCTGCGTCGGCCTGCTGGCACAGTGATGAATCGATGCAGGTCGTGGTAGTACCTCAGGTTGGCGGGGGTGAGGTTGCGAAGTCGAACGGGTAGGTCTTTCATTCTGTGTCACCGTTCCTGATCGCTGTAGCGATGTCTTCGAGGTCGAGCGTGTCGGCCGTGCCGTCTGCCTCTTTCGTCAGCTGAGCGACGGCCTTAAAATGTTCTTTCTCTCTGTTTGTCAGCCAGAACTCAATCGCCCTCTGGTTCGGCGGTATGTAGATTTTCTGTGTGTACTTAACAACGGTTGGTTCGCCGCCAACAAGCAGCACTTTTTCTTGTGTCAGATCCTTTTCAAATCCACGCGCTAAGCGGAAGCAAGAGTTTATCACCTCGAAGTTTGGCTTTTCTTTTCCCTTTTCTCTTGCGTTTGCAAATTTTGGGTACTTTTTTATGTAATCAAAGTATGTACACTGAGCGACTCCGAGCTTATCAGCTATCTGTTTGTCATTCAGCCCGAGCCGTGCATATTGATACACCCGCTCAGGGAAGTCATCTTTGTACTTACTTTTTGCCATTTTATAGATTGCTCTTCGTAACTATCTGCAAATTAACTTGTTTACGAAATCTCCATTTTTGAGAAAATCGCATATCTGAGTCGGGTGCTATCAAGGACTTACGCATATTAGTACAACTTCCCGCTTTTTGTTCCGAGCAAATATCGTGTTTCATCTTCCGTATAGCCATTACCAAGGCACCATTCCTGATACTTTCGCATAACTGAATTGTTCAGTTTCGCGTCTCCATGTACCCCATGTGGCGGCTTGTGGCAGTCTTCGCACAGGTGGAGCAGATTCTTTGCATGTGCCTTTCTGCGTCTCCCGGCTATGTGATGAATCTCCGTTGCGAATCGCATCCCGCAAAGTTCGCATATCCCACCCGACCGGGAGATAACTTCGTCAACCATCGCCGGCGACACAATAGCGATTCCCGGATAGTATTCCGAGAGCAAAGATTCATCACGCATCCAACCTCCTACACCTGCAAATACCCTAAAATTATACAAATTCCCGTCAACCCAAAACCCCGACAGTGACAGCCTTTTTGATTTTTTTCAAAAAAAAATGATTTTTTACTTGACATGCTTTCGGTTCTAATTATCTTTGGCATTAGAGAGTGAGGGATGAAAGAGAGAAAAAAATGTAACATCCCAGGGTGAACACTAAGAGGCTCCAAGAAGGGCCCACCCACAGCCCGGCACCGCCGGGCACAGGAGGAAATGATGGTTGAGATTACTACAGGCGTTAGAGAAGAGGGTGTCGAAGATTTCAGCGGCCAAAGAGTTGTTTTAGTTGATGGGGAAAAAAAAGAAATTGCACAAGTGTGCAACTTAAACAACGGGGACTTACAAATAACTTTTACAGACGGTTCTTTGTTGGAATTTAGATACGAAGACCACGAAACTGATAGTTTATTTGGAGAATGGAGCTTATGTTAGCAGTGTGCTTAACTGCAAATAGAACAACGCCGCCCGGGCTCCGGCCCGGGGCTACACAGGAGGAGAAATGAAAAACATGGATATTTTTAAATTTAAAGGAATAACATTCCAGTACGTGCAAGGCTGCGGCCTTGCAATTGTAGAAGAAGACGGCAGCCATGCTGCCATAGAAAGCATGGAAGAATCTGTAATCCGTAAAGAAGCTCTGCTTCTTTTGGAAGAGGGCAACACGGAAGAGTTTGAACCAGAGCCCCCCGAAGAAGAAGAAGGGGGAGAGTTTGAAATTGCCCCCGAAGAGCCAGAAGAAGAAGTAGACGACACAGTTGTGGCTGTGTCGTACACGGATTGTTACGGTCAGCCACAGCTGGCTGAAACCAATATCACCCTCGAAGAGAGGGCTGAAATTGAGGCCAACATGGTTGGCCGGCACGGGAACCACGGCCAAGAGATCACGTGGGCAATATTGTCCACAATCAACCAGCAGGAGAACAACACCTGCTGGAAGTACTGCTTCGAGACGAACACAGGCACGGTGTTCGTATAGTCGAAACGCCCTTCGGGGCGTCTGCCGGGGATGACCTCCCGGCACTGATGAGACAGGTCACGGGTGAAAACCAAGAGGCCGCCAACGGCCCACCCACCGCCCGGCACCGCCGGGCATAGGAGGAAAAATGAAAAAAGCATATACAATTTTCGCCACGGACGACCGTGGCCTCATTCGCCGGGCAACCGGATATACATGGGACACCATCGAAGGTGCCCAGAATTTCCTTGAAAACATCCCCGGCGTACAAACTAATTACTTTGTCGCCGAAACAGAAAAGCAAATTGACGCAGAAAAACTGCGTCGCCAAGTGCGCGACGCGCTTAACAAGACAAGAAGCACAAGCAAAATCCAGGCTTGTGCAAAAATTCTGGAAATCTAAGCCACCGCACCGGGCAAACCGCCCACCGCACCGGCTACTACCTGCACCACGCAGGCGGTAGCCGTTTTTTTTTGCTAAAAAAGGAGAAACAATGGCAAAACAAACATGCACAGTCTGTGGCCGCATGATCCCAGCCGGAGAAGCTGTCCACCTATTTTCTGCGATTATGTGCTCCCAGTGCTACCAAGATTTTATTTACGCCATGACTACACCGTGCGAAATCGCACACTATACAGAGTGGGGAGTGGGGGAGAGGCTACCCCGCTCTAATATTTTGCTCTAATATTTTTGCTCTAATATTTTGAGCATATATTTTTCAAGGAGGGAAAAATGAAACAAACACCGATGATCAAAAGTTATCTGGAAATCAAAGATGAGCACCCTGATTGCATCGTCATTTTGCGCGTGGGCGACTTCTACGAAACATTTTTTAACGATGCCAAAACGGTCTCTAATATTTTAGGGATCACCCTTACTCATCGAGATTTAAAGGCAGACAACCCAATTCCGCTCACAGGCTTCCCGCATACAGCTTTAGAGTCATATATTAAAAAGCTGGTAAAAAACGGCGAGAGCGTTGTTATCGTCGAAGACCATGGACTTGATGTGGCAATTAAAAAGTATGTGAGCAGGGAACAAAAGCGATTTGAAGCCGGACAATCTGTAAGCTGTAGGTCGGTTTGTAACCATGACTGCGTATGGACAGGGATCATATTGAAAAGGACGGCAAAAACAGTAACGGTAAAACTTGCACATGAGCGGGAACGGCGTTGTAAAATACACGTGAGACGTGGGGTAGAATTTATTTACCCATTTGGTCAATATTCAATGGCGCCAATTATCTGGGCTTCAGAGTGCTAATATGTTGACCTGTTCAGCTTGCGGCAATAAGATTTACAAAAAGGATAGCTTCACATGTGCTAAGTGTGGGGCTGTCCTTTGCGGCAAACACGCTTATTTTTACGTTGATGAGTCTAACATTGCAATAACAAAAAGCAGCCCGGCACTATGTATAAATTGCTACAAAAAAACATACAGTTCTAATATTCCAAGGAGGGAAAATGTTGATTCTAATAATCAGCTCACTTGCGCTAATATTGGGCGCATCTACAGCAATCTTGGCTGAAATATGCCGGGGATTGCTGAAATCTCTGACGCGTCGCACCGAAGAGCGCGACATTTACAAGCGCACCTGCCAAGATTTACAGGCAGATGTCGAACGTCTGCAAAAAGAAATAAGAGCCCGTAATATCCGGGCAATGGAGGAATAATGTGCATAGAAATCAACGACATGTTGCTGGATGATTCTAATATCCAGCTTGCTGACAACACAGTTAACATCCAAACTCGGCTCCGTGACCTAATATTTGAGATGGAGCTAATGCAAGACAACGGCTCTAATATCACAGAAATTGGCAACCGTTTCTGTGATATTGTGCTGATGGCAAGAGACACTACAGACCCTGCTGAAAAGCTGCGTTTAATTGAAAAAGCGGAGAGGATGATATGAGCCAGCCAATTCCAGTAATATTCGTGTTTTGTCTCGCTGGGCAAACCGAAGAGGTGACGTTTTCAAGCACATCCGCAGCCAAGCGGTGCGGCTACCCCACAAACAACTCAATGGAAGCTAATTTTTGCAGATACTATTTCCCGGCCGACTGGGACTTTGAGGCAAAAGTGCGCTACATCGAACAATTTGCGCCCACAATATAGGAGGAGAAATGAAAGAATGCTACCTTTACCAAAAATCTACGTGCCGCATCATCAAAAGTGCATGCACTGAACAGCAGTACGAATGTCTGCACCAGAACAACAAACCGCTTCTGGTGCGTGACACGGGTGATTTGCTGCTGCCGATCACCGACGGAAACAAAGTTGTAAAAGATACAATTGATGAAATGCACAAAAAGATAAACACGTATGCGAAAATCCTGCGGACATCGTTTGATGAGACCGCAGAAAAAGTAGAGCTGTAAGGAGGATAACATGAAAAAGCTACTACCGCTAATTATCGCAACCACCGCCGGGCTTTGCCTTGCCGCCTACTGCGACTACAAACAACCCGACACCGTTAATATTGCCGCCACAGCAATCCTTGTTGTGATAGGTATAATCACTGTAGTTATGATCTATAAAATGGGAGGCGACGATGAAAAATGAAACAACCGGTTTCCGGGCCTTGCTCCTATGCGATGAAGTGTTTGATTCTATCACAGGTGGACTCCTTGCAGATCCCGAAGATTTGGTAATTCTCGACACTGAGCGGAACATTGATGACAAGGATGCCTTTGACCTGCTGATCGAGCTTGCACGGCAAAGCAAGCACTGGCAGAACTTCATTGAAAACGACGACGACATTGATAACATCCGTAAACAGGCTTATGCGGCAGGAATGGAAGATGCACATTGATCTAATATCCTACGTTAATAAAATCAGGCGGGAATTTAGCGCTCTCGCCGATGCCTTGCCTGCACCAAAAAAGCGCATCAGAAAAAAGAAAGTGTCAGTTGAAAAGCCACCGGTAGATATGCCAAAGCCAAAGCCAATAACAAAACCAAAGGAGTTGGTAAAGATGCCTAAAAATAAGGTAAAAAAGCCTAAAATGGGCGACAAACTAAACAAACGCAGTGACTACAGGTATACTGATTCAATCGTGCGCATGTACGGCAAGCGATCTGCACGGAGGATAAGACTTGACGCCAAAATCAAAAAAAAATGATATGAAAACTGGAGGTGACATGGAAGGGAAAACATATACTGATGAATATAAGCAGCTTAAGGAAAAAATCACCGCAGATGGCCGAAAATTCTGCTGGTGGGTGAAAGAGTATCTGCCTGGCTGGAGTTATAACAGGGTAATGAAGCAGCTGTACGGCGCAACACAACGCATCAACCCTGAGATATTATCTGCCGTAAACGCTTATTTGGAGAAATAATGGCAAGTTTACACGGGGGATTTTATATTCCCCGCTTTTTTACCTTGACAAGATAATGACAATGATATATCGATGCACCATAAACAAGGAGGTAATATGATTAATGAGTTCAGACAAAAGTTGGAGCACGACGATAAAACAGTAAAACAGTTTTTGGCTGAGTATTTACCGTCGTACAAGTATTCCAGATTTTCATCACAGATCAACGGTTTCAATGAAATTCAACCAAAAGCCATTGAAGCGATTAAAAAATATCTATCTGAATAGTTGGCACAAATGAATGGAAATTCTTTTATCCTTTATTATGATTCTTTACAAATTTTGGAAGAATTAACAGACGAACAAGCCGGTATTTTGTTTAAGGCAATAGCACAATTAGGTGAAAATCCAGATTATTCTTTGGATGGGCTTATGAATGCAATTTTACTTCCATTTAAAAATCAAATTAAAAGGGATAAACTAAAATACGCAGAAGTATGTGAAAAACGTAGAGTTGCAGGATTAAAAGGTGGGAGACCAAAGCTAACCAAAAATAACCAAAAGGTTATTGATGTAACCAATTGTAACCAACTCAAACATGATAGTGAAAGTGAAAGTGATAGTGAAAGTGATAGTGTAAATGATTTATCTCTTCTTCCCGCTGATGCGGTAAGGATAGCGAAAAAAATCGTTGCACATGTTTTATCACTCAACCCTAAACAGAAAAACGTAAATAAACCAAAGCTGGACAAAACGCTTTGGTCATGGAGCTGTGATGTTGATAAACTGAATCGTATTGACGGAAGATCGTGGAATGATATTGATTCAGTGTTCAACTGGGTTATCAATGATGACTTTTGGCGTACAAATATACTATCTGGAAGTAAACTAAGAAAGCAGTTTGATACACTGTACATCAAAATGAACAAAAACTCAAAAAACGACTTCCCTTTTGATGACATCCACGGTAAATACCGGGAGGTTATGGTAGATGGGAAACTTAAAAAGCAGTACGAAGATGGTACAGTTAGGTGATAATGGTCGGCAACTGCGGTGCGATTTCGGTGAAATCAAAGCGCATACAAACAAAAAGCAAGCACTGAGTTGCTTGTTATATTGTGAGGTCTCGAAGAATGGAATATTCAAAAGCAAAAAAGATTGCTGATTATGTATTGCAAGAACTCAAACCACATTGCGAAAGAATAGAAATAGCTGGTTCTATACGTCGTAAAAAGGCAAATCCAAATGACATAGAAATAGTAGCAATACCAAAACCTTATGATGTTGATTTGTTTGAGTCTGGAATAGCAACAGTAGTGAATATGTGGGAACGAGTAAAAGGAACTTTGCCTTGTAAATATACACAACGAATACTTCCAGAAGGTATAAAACTGGATTTGTTCTTTGCAACGGTAGATAATTGGGGTTTGATTTTTGCAATCAGAACAGGAAGTGCAGAATTTTCTCATCAAAAATTAGCAATGGAATGGGTTAGACAAGGTTATCATTCTAAAGATGGAATGTTAGAAAAATTCGGTAAACAATATCCTATAAGAGAAGAACGTGATTTATTTGAATTACTCGGTATTGATTGGGTTGATCCAATTGACCGAACGATATAATTGTCGGGCGGTGTGCCGTGCAGTTTACGGATACGGCAAACGCCTTGTTATATGACATTCAAATCGGAGGTAAATATGAATGTAACTTTTGAAACTAAACACGGAAACAAAGGTGGAAAAGACGAATGGTTAACTCCACCAGAAATTATAAAAGCATTAGGAGAATTTGATTTAGATCCTTGCTCGCCGATAAATCGACCTTGGGACACAGCTAAAAAGCATTACAACATATTTGATAATGGATTAGAGCAACCTTGGATTGGTAGAGTTTGGTGCAATCCACCGTACGGAAAAGAAACTGGGTTGTGGTTAAAAAGATGTGCTGAATATGGGAATGCGATTGCTTTAACTTTTGCAAGAACTGAAACTAAAATGTTTTTTAGCTGTGTATGGGATAAAGCAACAGCAGTTTTATTTATAAAAGGAAGATTGAAATTTTATCACGTATCAGGTGAGCAAGGGGCGAGTGCTGGAGCACCAAGTGTGTTAATAGCTTATGGGAAAGAAAATGCAGTTAAACTTAAAAACAGCGGAATAAATGGAATGTTTTTATGGGTGAATGGCATATAACGCCACGCTGCCACGTTTCGTGGAGCTGGTGTTAGAAAAGGGGGATGAATGAAACAAAACAGTAATATGCACTACGATTTGAACGCAGAAGCGGCCATTCTCTCTGCTATGATGATTGATAGCTATGCAGCTTCGCAGGTGATCACCGAGATGGAAGCAGATTACTTCTATCGTGTAGCGCACAAGATCATCTACAACACAATGTTGGACATGTACAGGCGCAACGTTGGAATCGATATGCTAACGCTTATCTCCGAGCTGAAACGGACTGATAAACTTGACCGTGTTGGTGGAGAGGCGTTCATCAACGACCTCAGCGACATGGTGATGACGGCGGCAAACATGAAAGAGCACATGCGCATTGTTAAGAAGCACTACATCACAAGACAGGTGCTAATACAGGCTGAAACGATTATCAATATGCCGGGGCAAGGAGTTGTTGGCGATGAGCTTTTGGAACAGGCGCGGCAAAACCTGTATAACATCAGCGCATCAAAATCCAATTCTATGCGTCATATCTCTTCTGTGATCGAAGAAACGCTGCCAGTTAAAGAAAGGATTGCCACTGGAGAGATAAAGCCTGAAATGTACTATTTTGGGCTTCCATCGCTTGACAGCCGCCTTGTTGTTACTCGCGGGTCATTAACCATAATCCAAGGGCGGCGCGGACACGGCAAAACTGCCCTTGCTCAACAGTTCTTGCTCCACAACGCAAAACGCGGTAAAGTTTGCCTTCTTATAACCGGAGAAATGAAGGATGTGCAGACGATTGACCGCTACGTTGCAAGTGGCGGTGCATTAACACACGGAGAGGCACAAATCCCACACAATGGCAACATCGGCGAATATATGAAAGCAGCTGAAAATCTGTACAACCTGCCAATCTACATTGACCCTAAAACCCGCATGTCGGCAGATTATGTCAGATCGCAGGTGATGAAGCTGAAACACGAAATTGGTAAAGTAGATATTGTTGTCGTTGACTACATCCAGATCATGAAAATGCCAAACGAGGACAACAAGGAACAAAGACTGAGCGAATTGTCACTGCTTCTGAAAAACATAGCACTCGACCTTGATGTTGCAGTTGTTACACCCGCGCAGGAGAACAAGGAAGGTGGTGTGCGTGAGTCTGAGGGGATCGAAAATAACGCAGATATTGTGCTGCGCTGTTATCGCCCAGCGGTTGAAAAATTAACGAAATACAGGTACAGAGGAGAAGACCTTTTATCTTCAGATTTCGACTATACGGATGTGTTTTTCACAACTCGAAAACAGCGTAGCGGCAGCCCAGACGTTGAGGTTAGAGCCAAATTCGACGGCGACCATCAGCGGTTCTATGAGATATATGAGGAGATTTAGGATGGAATTAACAGAAAAACAAAAAAAAGATTGGGATGATTGGTTTTCCAAACTACCAGAAAACGTAAAACCCATTGTAGAAAAGATAGCTCCATGGAAAACATATAGGCTTAAAAACCATGATGATATTGGATCAAGATATGTGCCAATAGAATATAATGAAGGAATGAACGGCAAAGTTACGATTACCTGCGCAAAGTTCAATAAAATAATGCCAATTTTGGGCGGATACAGCGTATTTGGCATGAAGCCAGAAGATTTAATTGAGTGTACATAATGGGAACGTGTGCGGTGCGATTCAGAATGATCGTGCCAGCACTACAAACAAACCAGCACTGACACGAATGTTATGTTGGTTTAATTAAAGGAGTAAGAATGGTAGCTTTAGCAATTTGGATGGTAGGATTTTTAGCAGTAATGGTTTTTGAGAGATATGTTGTGTGGAAGATAACTGGCAAAGATAATGAGAAACATGACTCATTTGCAGCATTTTATTGGATAACAACAGCGATTTTTCTTATTGTAGCTATATTTGAATAATTATAATTTTAAACCGACATAACGCCACGCTGCCACGCACCGCGGGAGCGGCTGTTAGAAAAGGAGGTAAGATGAAATACGAAAACGTGCGTGAATTTCTGGCAAAAAAGCTTAAGGAAGAAGGTTTTGACGGGCTTGTTAATCCTGATGTTGAATGTGGATGCTCGATTGACGATATTGCCCCGTGTGGATATGTGAACTTAGATGAGTGCATCCCGGCGTATTGGCGGCCTTGTGAAAGGATGAGGTCTGAATTGTCATATCCAACTCCAGGATGGTTTACCACAGACAAGCCGCAAGAAAATAATTTTGAAAAATCACAAAAAGATGTTGACTGATTATTCCGGGTAATTATCTTTTGTCTCATAGGGTGAATAGAAGTGAGTGGGAGTGGCGGAACAGGTAGACGTATGATGGCAAAGGTTAAAAGCGATGAAAGCCCAAGGACTGATAAGGCCAATCAGCCGCAAGCGAGTAGTGCCAAGCAGACCACTGCAGGGTGCAAATCCCTGCCTCCCACAATGTTGCCGGACGAATAACCGGAGGGGTGACCTACTGGTGTAACCCCAATGAAAGTAGGTTAACCAGCCATTTTAAAGGAGGATATATGAGTAGAATTAAAGAACTTGTGCAGCAGCACGAGAACTGGCAGAGAAATATTGCGAAAGCGGCTGTGAATCGAATTAAAAACGATCCAACCGTTTGGGATGTTAAGTGGAACGAAGACGGTGATGAATTCGACGTGGTAGTTGATGGATTGGCTATATTCTGTGTCCAGGATGTTGGCAAAACCTATGAAACAAGATTAGCTAAAGTCGATAGCTACCGTTGGGTTCCAATATCAAATATTCAATTCACCCCGCCGCAATGGGTGTTCGATGCGAGAGGTAACAATGACTAACGAAGAACTGATTTACGAAAATGAGAGATTGCGACGTGAGCTGGAATCGATGCACCGGGATATGGCAGCCCTGCGTCAGAAGTTGCAGAAGTATGAGAGCGAAGAACGGGTTGAGCCGGTAGAGAAGTACTGGTTTACCGGAAAGTACACCCTGGAAGAGCTGCTTTGGTGTAGCGAGCATGCTTGTTGGGGATGCCCTCTTTATGATGAATGTCCAGGCGAGATATTCCCAGAGGACTTCACGCCAGAACAGCTCAAACTTCACGCCAAAAAGGAGGGATAGATGGAAAACATGAGCATATACAATAAAGTTCGTAAGCCGCCAAAGTCTGCACTAAAAGAGATCAGGGCAGGTAGATTAAAGGGCAAAACAGATATTAACCCACAATGGCGCTATGAAGCAATGACTGAGATGTTTGGGCCTCATGGTATTGGCTGGTGGTATACGGTTGATAAAAAGTGGAACGAAGTACACGAAGGTGAGGTTCTTGCCTTTGTTGACATAACTCTGTATTACGTTTATGACGGTATAGAGTCAAAGGGTTGCCCCGGCAGTGGTGGTTCACATCTCGTTACCAATGAGCGTAGCGGCATCCATGTTTCAGATGAAGGATACAAGATGGCCGAGACTGATGCACTGTCTACGGCTATGAAGAAAATAGGTATTGCAGGTGACATCTATGCCGGTCTGTGGGATGGTTCTAAGTATAAAGACGAAACACCAGCACCTCAACCACAAAATAATCAACCGGCATCAAAAAACAAATCCAAATTCTCAGACATTCAGGAGTTGCGGGTAAAGATTGAGCAGGGTGTGAAGCTGAACAAATTGTCTGATGACGCCAAAAAAGAACTATTCGACCAGCATCTTAACAAGCCACTTGATACCTGCACCGACATTGAGGCAATGACTGGATTGCTTAATTTCCTTCGCCAGATATACAAGGAGGCTAACAATGCGTAGCCTATACCAACTGGAAGTATGGGAGCAGAACCTTGCGGCAATGATCGAAGAGGCGCAAGGCGAAATCACCGATGAAATCGAACAGGAGATGAACAGGCTTGAAAAGGCACCGACTGAAATATGTCTGAGCCTTGTCAATATCCAAGAAGATTTTGATATGCACATTGACGCTCTTGATGCCAAAATAAAGCAGCTACAGGATGCAAAGCGGAAGTGTGAAACGGCAAAGGCATCTATCAAAGAAAAGATTTTGCAGGTTATGGAGCACACTGGGCAAAAAACGCTTGAAAACGACCTTGTTAAGATCACCCGTGTTGTAGCAAAGAACAACGGGCTTGAAGTTACTGACGCATTACTTGTTCCAGACATTTACAAAAAACACACAATCGTCGTAAGCAATTCAGACTTTGAAAAGCTGAACTTCCTTGGGGTAGAGTACGACGGCCACAAAATGAACATCGACAAAAAGCAATTGAAGGCTGACATGAAAGCAAACACCGACATTGGCGTTGCCGGTGCAGTGTTGAAAGATTCAGTTAGTTTACGAATTAAACACTAAGGAACAACTATGAATATATCAAAAATCAGGAGAGCAGTAGAAGAAGCTGAAAAGTTTATTTTTGCTGCAAAAAAGGTTGAAGAACAATACCAAGGCCGCGGTAACGGTGTATTTATTACCGGTACAAAAGCCACTGGCACTCTGCGCCGCAGAAGCCTTGATCTAACAAACGCATTAATTGAAATGCGCAAATAAGGAGATTGCGATGATGGAAGAGCTTTATGTAAAGATGCAAAAGATGTGGGTTGATGAACTCAATCTTAAAGACGGGGATACCGTTAAAATCGTGAGCTTCCCAGAAGACAAACAATGTGGGTGGGAACATAATCAAGGCTGTCTTAAAAGAGTATTCAGTATTGGTGATACATTCAAGATTATAATAACTGAAAACTCAATAGATGACGCTCATTTTGGATACTCATTCCCATTTTTCTGCCTTGAATTTGTGGAACATGCAAAAGAAGAAAATGTTGAGATTGATGGCGTAAGCTATGACAAAGATGCTGTATTGAAAGCAATAGAATTAATTGAAGCGTGTAAATAAGGGAAGTAACAATGCACAAACTAAACACAATCACAATCGACGGGAATCTTACCCGTGATATTGATATTCGATACTTACAGGACGGCACACCCGTTGGCAATTTTGGCATCTGCCACAACGAATCAAAGAAAAACGGTGATAAATGGGAAGATGTGCCAAACTTCTTTAACGGTACTATTTGGGGAAAGCAGGCCGAGTTTCTTGCCGAGCGCATGAAAAAGGGTGACCATGTTTGTATCGCTGGTAAGCTGCGGCAGAACAGCTACACCGATAAAGACGGTAACAGACGCAACGACATCACCATCACCGCAAGCAGCATATTGCCTATTATGCGGTTCCAAAAGGCTGATGTAACGCCACAGGCCGCACCAAACAACGATGATGTGCCGTTTTAAGTGTTAATTGATCTTCTACCAAGAGTAGGGGATGTACAGAGGCTTTGGCGAGTTGTGCCAGCGTAGCAAAACAACCGCCAACTATTTATTTAGTCCGATATGGGCGAAGGAGAAAAGATGAAAAGAATTAGTATTATGTTATTAGTCATTGCAATTGTAATGATTGGATGTACTGGAGATGGAGAAATTAGGCCAGAATCTATTAAAAACAAATACAAGGTTGTAACCATTGATGGAGTAAAATACATCGTTGCTGCTGAATGGAAATCTGGAGGCTATCAGGGATATGGATTTATGGCTAAAAAAGAATTATCTGAAAATGAAAAAAAAGAAATTGAAAATATAGTCAGAAAAGTTATTCGAGAAGAATTAAAGCTCAAATCGGGCAAATAAGAATATAACGCCACGCTGCCACGCACCGCGTGGAGCGGGTGTTATGAAAAGGAGTGAAAATGAAATTAAATAAAATCGAAGTACTATCTTGCTGGGAGTGCAAGAAAATAGCGCGGGTGCTGCACGAAAGCTGCATCACCAACATTGAGGTTGCGGCAGCACTTGACATCTCCCCGATGACGTATTTGAACTACCGAAACCGGGCGTTCAGCACGTACCAAGGGCGTATGATTATGACGCTGTTCTGGAACGCAAACCCCAAAGTACGTGAGCTTGTAGAGCAGAAAGAGTCAGACACAGAGAAAGTATTATGAATGAAAACGAAAAATTCCAAGAGTTTTTCTTCGGCTTTCTTAACGAAAACGGGAAGAAGCTGCCTAAGCCGTGGAAGGATATGACCGAAGAGGAGAGAACAGCGGTGACGCTGAAGATGCTGGGAGGCAAGAAATGAAGCCAGAAGCGCAATTTGAAAAAGATTTGGCATACTATGCACCATTATCTGGCTGTGCTTATTTCAAGATACCAGACCCCAAGTGCATCAATGCAAAAACACGGAGGTATCACCATGAGGACAAGAGGCCATTTGATGGAGTGCTTGTAACGCCACAAGGCAATTACTGCGTTGAGTGCAAAATCAACTCTGGCAAGCTGCTTGCACACCAAGATAAAAACCAACGCACAATCAACACAATAAACGACTCATTTATCGTATTACGCAAGCGAATAAGGAAAAGTAGTGTAATGTATCAGGTTTATTATTATGGTTCGTTAGAGAAGGAATTTGAGACGATACCAGAGATGTTGTCTTGGTTGGCGCTGTCGTATGCTTGAATGTATACATTGTGTCTTGTTTTTTAATCAAAAAACTGGACAATGGAAAATTGAATAATGGGAGGGTGTGCCGCTTCTTTTCGAGTGGACACCTATGTTATGCGAAATTATAATTGGAGGAAATATGAGATGTAATATTTGTGGGAAAGAAATAGAAAACACATTTGAAATATATGGAGTGTGTTATGAATGTGAAATGAATAACAGTAAGAAAGTAAACGAAGTTACAGAGAAAGTATTATTTAAGGCTGGAGAAAGAGATTGGGAAGAAGATTTTCCAAATTTTTGTAAATGTGTTGAATGTGGAGAAAAATTTATTGGACACAAAAGAAGGTTAGTGTGCAGGAAATATGCTAAAGATGAAGAAGAAAGAATTGATAAAATAACATCTATAAATCCTATAAGTAAAGAAGAAGCCTTATCTGTAAGATTATGTAATTTAGACATTGCAGAAAACTTTCAAGATATTGACGATTTTTGTCTTGTGTTTGCTGATTTTAAAGGTGCTTTTGCTTACTGGGTTGCATATCAAAACCCTAACGACACCTATGTTGTTGATAATGCTCTAAAAGCCTTTTCAGATTATATCAGAAAAGAGTTTAAAAATATAGATGTTGCTGAATTTTTTAGCTATAAAAGATTAAGTAATCTACTTACAGAAGATAAGTTAGGTAACATTCCAGAAATTCTAAAACTAAGCCGAATGAAGCCAGATTTTATTGATTTAGGGGCATTAGCAAGAAACGTGTTTTATATGATAATTAGATTAAATATGATTAGCTAAGTAAAAAGTGAATATAATGATAAGAGTATGCCGTGCGATTCTGAAAGAATCAAACGGTGTAACTGAAAGTAAATAAGCACGGATACTTATGTTATGCGAATTTAAAAGGAGGCTAAAATGATGTTAGGAAATTTAACGGTAAAACAGATTGAGGAACGACTTGGAATTGACTTCCCAGAAGATATTAAAGAGTTTATGAACAAAACAAGACAAGCCAATGCACAGCACATAGCAAAAGGGAAATGGCATTGCTTTGATATACCATTTAATATGGTTTGTGGCGATATGGAAACCGCTACTAAAATATTTGAAGGATTAAAGCCATTTTCCGACCAATGTAAATGTCAATTACAATTTTCATTGCAACAGTAATTACGCATAACGCCACGCTGCCCCGCACCGCGGGAGCGGCTGTTAAAGGAGGACTTCTTGAATGATTAAACTTGCATTTTATCTCAGGGGTGGTGAGCTTAAAATCAATACCGTCTACCTGAAGAATATGCTCACAAAGGAATATCCCGGCAAAGAATGCTTCACAGCCAAAATAACGCCAGTACGTGCGCCAAAGTCATTCAGCCAGATTAAATACTTCCATTGTGACGGATTCATCGGCAGGATGAAGCAGGGCTTACGCAACAATGGTTTTGACGTTCCAATGGAGAAAAAGGCTGGTGATGATTTCGTAAAGTTCCACATCAAGACTCATCCCGATATTATGTTCACAGAGATTTCAGAAAACAAAATCACGGGCGAAAAATTCCGCAAGATCAGGTCTTTTGAAAGCGCAAGCAAAGAAGAGATGAGCAAGATCATTGACTGGTGCTCCCGTGTGTTTGCGCCCGAGTGGTGCGGCGTAGAGCTTGAAACTGTGGAAGAGTATAAAAAAAGACTTGGGTTAAAATAATGCTTGACAAGATTTCAGCTCAAAAAGAAAGTACTGGCAGTTTCCGTGTTTGGGTTGTAATCAGCCTTATGGTTTTGGTATGCCCATGCACGGTATCCTCCGGCCACCGGGTTCTCTCTCCCCGGTGGTTTTTTTATTGACAAACAATTTCGCAAATAATATGTTGGCAAGGTAATAAGGAGGGTGAAACATGCTACACGGTAAAGGCTCAATCATACACCTGCTTGATGCTACTAAAGACAGTGGCCGCTTTATGCTCTGGAAGTGGGAGCTGTGGAAGTGTGGCGGCGGTGCTGGTGTAGACTGGTATTTCTGTGGCAAAGAGGTTTACCCCGGCAAATGCAGCCCACTGTGGCTTATATTTAACATGCAAAGGAGATGAAGATAATGTTGAAAAGAATTTGCGGTTCTATGTTTCATAATGGGTACGTGTGCAACGGCTCTTCCTGCTGATCTGCACACTGGTAGGTGACACGAATGTTATGTGAAAATAAAATTTAGGAGGATGTTATGCAACAAAAATGGGAAACATGGACAGGACTTAGTATAAACAAAAACACAGGTGAAGAATATGATTTTTATATTTTTAAGGATGGAAAAACTATTAAATTTCCAGTAGAAGAAGCAAGAGTTTTATTTCCAAAAGCAGTTGAAATGCTTGAAAGATCGGTATTAATGTATAGGCTTTTCACATAACGCCACGCTGCACCGCACAGCGTGGAGCACGCGTTAAAGGAATTTAAAAGTCCAGAATGGGCGAAGGAGAAAAGATGAAATATGTATTTAAGGAAGTATCACTAAACGGAGTTAAAAGAGGTAAATGTGTAGTGTGTGGCAAACAAGCAGTAATTAAAAGAAAATTTTTTCAAACGATAAATCCTTACAATAAGAATAAGGATGGATTGCCAAAAACAGAGGATGAGATAAACAACGAACTATATGAAGAGCGTGAAAAATGGTTTAAAGAGCCGATAAAACACAGGAAATGTGAATAATTTGTTGGTACAAATGCGCCTAACGCCACGCTGCCCCGCACCGCGGGGAGCGCGCGTTAAAGGAGGGAACATGAAACTTGATTACATAAAAGCGGACGGAAGGAGATACAGACCACAGGAAGCAGGTGTTAAAATGCCAAAATCATATCGCAATTATCCTGTATGCAAAATAAAAAAATTATTGCTTGGAAGGTGGATGGTAGAATACTATGACGACTATGATTGTGACGGCTATTCATTTGGTGATGAGGATACGCCAAACAAGAGAGTTATCCTTTATCCTGCCGGGATAGAAGAAATCAGATGGACTATTTAACAATGGAGGAGACCATGTAACAAATCAAAACCAAGGCACACAAATGGGAGTTCTTATCAACCGTTAACCTCTTTTTATAACTATTACTTAAAATCAAATTGGTGTGTCTCCAACCGGTGGCCTGAGTTTTGGCGGGGTGAAAGCCCCGCTTTTATGGTATAAAAAGAATAACAAATAATAAAAAAAAGAAAGGCACATTTTGTAACATATTGTATTTATTTAACTTGCTATTATTTGTTTTTATTTATTGGGACTAAAAAACCCCACAATGCAGGAAATATTTTAAAATCTACATTATGGGGCTGTGTGTAATTAAACGCAGTTAGAAATAATAAATCTTACGGCCAGTGTCTATCACGTCAATGTGAACCCAAGGTACATCTTTTTCAAGGCGGATGTTGTGTGGTAGCGTGTCTTTGTTGTCATGTATCCAGCGGCGCACCTCTTCAGCATCCATGCCTTCTACGCTCAGGTCGAATGCTTTCCAGAGGACATGTGCGCTTGCATATGTTTCGTTGACATCTGTTTTGTTGCGCACAAGCTGGCATAAATTACAGCGTACGCCACTCTGGTCATCGTCTCCGCCTAAATGGTAGTTGTTAATGAAAACACGTTTTCCGATCCCTTCACGAAGCCAATGCAGCACGTCTACTGCCTTTTGGTCTAACCGCCACCAGCAATCAACGTCGCCATATTTCAGCAAAACATGCGGGCAGAATATTTCTTGCGGGTCGAATTTAAAGTTTCTTGGTATTTTCGCCATATCACACCCCCTCATTAAACTTAATCTTGCTCACAAACTGCGTCTCATGGCCGGTTTTAAGGTCGTAAATATTAGCCTCAATGCCCTTAACGGTTCCGGTATAGCCTGAATCATGTGTCCACTTATCAGACGGGCAGGCTGCCCTCATTGTGCGAACTAAAAGACCTGAATGATCTTCCTGCTCCTTCTTGTGCCTGTGTGCCGTGTAAAACTCATGATACTTGTCTTTGTCCCATCCATACTCATTGCTCATGCTGGTGAATAGTGATTGTGGTTTCCCTGAATGAGTAATACCAATGTCGGTGCAGCCAATTGTTATATAATACCGCGACGAAATGCAATCTACGATGTTAATTGTTTCATGGTCACGATAAAGTGCCATCAAGTGTTCACGCAGATAAAAGATAGTATCCTCATCATGGTTCCCAAGTACCAATAGCACGTCTACGGGTGCAAACATATTGATCGAGTCAATCATTTGTTCCATGATGCGGCAGCCACAGCGGTAAACCTTTTTCCACCGTCCATCCATATCAAGCCTGGTTCCCTTTTTTGTCGTTCCTTCAGGATTATTGGAGTGGAAAAAATCACCGGGGACAACAAGATAATACTTCGAAGGATTCTGTGTGGTTGTTTTACTTAGGATGTCTGCCATCAGGTTTGTGATGTTTTTCTGCGCTATCTTCAGGTCATAATTGCTCCCGGTCTCTGGATGCCAAGACAGCATTCCGATGTGTGGATCGGCAACAGAAATGATGCATTCTTTTTGAATATCGTAGCTGTGATTATTGAATACAGGTATAATTGGCGTATAGTGTGCAATTTCTTTTCTGAAAATCTCTGCTGCTTCTTTTGGGTTAATACTGTGAACCTTGCGCTTGAATGTAACTCTAACCTGATAGTTTGTGTATGTCTTGCCGTTTTTATTTGTGACGTCCCATGAGTTTATGCGCAACCCTGACGGATCCCACACATTAAGATCAACCTTGAATAGCTTTGCAGCATCTTCAGTTGTCCTTGGCTTTATTGCCGTGATGCACGTACCTGTTGCCGAGTTCTCTGTTTCATCCCATGTTTCTTTTTTGATCCCATTGTCGCTTACTTTAACCCCACTCAACAGCTCATCAAACTGATCTGGTGTCAGTACTGTGTGTGGTGATCTCTTCCCGCTGAAAGACGCATTTAGCTGCTCAATTGACAATTCGTCGTATGGTAAGTAGCCACGGTGTCCGCATTCTACGCAGCGGAAACGGGCCACAGATTGCCGTAGCTCTTGGCGGTAGTAGTGTCTGCTGCCACACTCAGGGCAGGCTGGATGGTCGTGAGTTGTGAATGGCTCAGATGATGTCATTTATCCCCCTTCATAAAATTAAAAACTGGACTTGAATTAAACACTCTCTTTTTTGCTGCTTCAAAATATTCATTGTCAAGCTCACAAATATCAAGACTGTAGCCCATTTCTAAACAGGCAATTGCAATTGACATTGAGCCGCCGTGGCTGTCAAAGATTTTGTCGCCTTTTTTGGCATATTTTCGCAAAACCATTTTATAAATTTCTACTGGTTTCTGTGTTGGATGTATTCTTTTTTCTTTTTCAACCATATTTTCTTGTAACAAACCCCACCATCGAAATCTAAATTTGCGAACAGCTTTATTAAATGAAGTATAAGCAAGTTCACAATCTGCCTGATAACTTCCACCATTATCTTTATCCCAAACAATCCATCCAGAACTATCAAAAGGCATTTTACTTATAAAATGGTTTGCTCCCCAAATAATTTGATTTTTAGATATTCTTATTAATTCCACAAAATATTCTTTATCTGGCGAAAAGTTATCCCATTCTCCACCACTATATTTCCTTGCAGGTACTTTGAAATTTCCACCCTTAAAATTGCCATTACCAGCTAAAGTGTGACCACCTTTATTTATTCCTATCCCATACGGCGGATCGACAATCGCTAATTCATAGAAATTGTCAGGAATATCTTTCATAAATTCCATGCAATCACAGTTAAAGGCTCGAACACCATCAAGGGAAAAATCAGGCTGCATTAATCCCCATTCTCGTAAACAATCTTATCATCGGTATAGATGCTGGCAACGGTTATGTGGCCAAGTGCTTCAATCCGGTCTACAATCTCGCCAAGATGTAGATCACCAACGTTGCGGCTGGTAATGCTGATGGTGTCAATCTTTATCCCATGCCGTGCGTTTATCGATTTGCTGCGGTAGCCGAGCGTTCGCAGCTCATTAACTGCTCTTTTGGCTGCGTCTAAAAGGTAGTCAGTGCTGCGTGGTGTGGTGGTGATGATGACGTCAGTCATGCTCTATCTCGTCACGTATAAACCGAAGCATTTTCTCTGTCTCATATCCGCTTCGTTTCTGCTCTTCAATTAATTCATCAACCGTGTATCCACAAGCATTGAGTATTTCTTTTGCGGTAAACGTCTCTCTTCTCGTAATAACCAGATATTGTACACAAAACCAAACGCCAGATAGGAAGTTGTCATCTTCGTCTAATCCTGTTGTCTCACATACTTCTAATCCTGTTGTGTCTATCCACTTACTCATTTTCCCTCCTATTTAAACTTGTATCCACACTCTAAACCCCACGCGCCATTTGTATTTAGCCCTATACCAATGTCAAGTTTTTCCCTGATGCGTACTGCCGGGGCTATGCGGAATACAAAAGTATCCTGCTGCTTATACACTCCGGCAGATGCGACGAATGATAGCAGGCGTGGTTTGTTTATGATGTTCTTTGTTACGGTCACTGAGTCGCTTTTGACCGCTAAATCGATCCTGGTGTCAAACATCCGCTTCAGATACGAATAGCGAACGTCTATTGTCCCGGTGAATTTCTCGTGTTCTACCGGGATTGTTGCTGTGGCTATTGTATCAAGCTCTGTGGCCGTTATCTCTGCTTCGGTGGATACTTTTACAGTATCGTGTAGAACGGTTGCCACAATGTGCGTTTCAAGCTCAAAATGGTGCTCTGTTGTGATTGTCTCAATTACAATCGGCTCGGCTGGTGTCAGCTCTGTTGGTTGCGTGTTTTTAACAAGGAACAGGCACAAAAGGAAACCGCCCACAAAGATGAGGGCGGCTGCAAGTAACTCGTTAACTATTTTTGACATCGTGTTCTTTCTTATTCCCGCTCACAAACAGCCCAAGAATAGCTGCGATTCCACCACCAATCGCACCAATAATAAGCGGTAAGTTTACCGATTCTGTTACAAGATAACCCATCCAAACAGATGCAGCCACAAATAGCAGCATTGCAAGTATGGCAAGGATGAGTTTACGTATTCCGATTAGTTTACTCATTTTCTGTCTCCTTTTCTGTGATTAGCACAAGCAGGCTTGATTTCGCATATTCAAGCCCGTTGATTTTGGCAAGCCGACGGCGCACATTTTCTTCTGCCGTTCCGTCTGTATGGCCGTGCCCGATTATTTCGTACTGCTCTGCAATACGTTTGTCAAGTTCGTCCACGATTTCTTTTTCGCTAAGTTTCACTGAAACCTCCTTTAAAATGTATCTACCGGTGACACAGTCGTATCTTCCGGTAGTACGTTTATGTCAACCTCTACTAATACAGGGTCATCTCTCCATGTTTGTTGTGGTAAAACACGATAAAAGTCAAAGTCTATAGTGCGAAAGTCTGGGCCTTCTGTAAACCACTCTTTTATTACCGCTATTCTGACAGGCATACCAATAAAACCACGTTGCCGCCCGTCTGCGTCAGTCGCTATCCATAGATTAAACTTCATCATCCCCCCTTTAAATTGGCTTAAACTCAAATGATTTTCTAATGTGGTTCATCTTAATATGATTATAGCTTTTTGTTACAATGTATCTCGTGACAAGAAACGATTTCGGGTAATGCGCATTTATGAATTTAGCAACAGACTTTATGGTTGGTTTTTCCGTTACTGAAAAACGATCAATTTTCTCTCTAATGATATAAAACGTTTTCTTCTTCATTGCGCCTCCTTTAAAATGGAAGCGGGAGCTGGATTCGAACCAGCGGTGCTATCGCACACAGAGTTTCAAGCTCTGCGCAATAAACCACTCTACCATCCCGCCACACACTCTATACCGTGTAAAATCAAGTTTACCAAAAACCGCGTCAAGCACTTTTTTTATTTATTTAATCTCCCGTCACGAACAGCTTCCAGCTCCCACTCGGTTAAAGCGTTTCTTATGGCATCTTCAACGATTTCCTTCATTTCTTCTTTTGTTACCTGTTGAGCAAGGTATTTCTGCAAGGCGTCTTCAAGCGTCTGTATTTTCGTTACATTTTCTTTAATGCGAGCACTGTTACCGTTAATTAAATTCGAGTTGTTAGACTGGGTGATAGCAAACGCCCCCCATCCAGAACCTATTACAAATATAGATACAATTATTCTAAGCCATTTGTTAAACACATCTACCTCATCAACTTTATTTTCCATACATTCCCCAAAAGTAGGGGCGGCGAACCGCCCCGGCGGGGGAGGGTTACCCGCACAAAATCGCTATCATTACGTTGCGAAGCCCTACACCAAGCAGGACGCCGAATCCATTTGTCCACATGTCAAACCAGCTGAAGCCAGTATTGCAAAAGGTTAGCTTGCACATTATCTGCTGCCATTTATCAGGGAGCTTGCCAACCACAAAACCAGTGATTAATTCCCGTGCCAGCCCGAATAGAACAGCCCAGAAGCCGAAAAATACAGCAAGCACCATGCTACCGAGCAGGTGCAGCCAGAAGTTGCGGTCAATCTTGTTCATCTGGATACTCAACCTTGTCACCGAATGCGGCTCGAACTTCATCCAGCGTGTCAAATTCATCTGCGAACGGCTGCCCTGTTTGCAACGTAGCTTCTACATATACAAGCCGGTAATAATCAACCCCGTTATGTACCACAACCCATTTTGGGCTTTTATTGCGTCTGTCTACCTGTTTCATTCTACTATCTCTCCTCCATCTGTTATTGTCCAGTAATGTGTTTCAGTTAGCACCGCTTTTGCAGCTACAGCCGTCGAGTCGTAGGTGTTAGCACCAGCCCCCCACACAACACTATCTTGCAATGCTGGCGATTGTGCGGCAAAGTTGATAAGCACGGTTGAATAATTGTCTATTTTTACGCCAGTAAGCATACCTGTCATGTCTGCCACAAGAGGTATTTGCCAGCTCGAGACGTCTAAGGTTGTAAGCGATGAGCAGTTATAGAACGCATAAAA